CCAGCCACACCGTATCGGTAGCGGCGGCCCTTAAATTATGCCCGGCGGTCGTTAAAAAGAGCGTTTCATGTTCTTCTAAATACGCATGAAAGATAAGCTGTCCTCTTTTATTCTGATTCCAGGCTACCGTTCGAGTCTTAAACAACTCTTTCATCATTTCTCGGACTTGCCAGCGTTCAGAAGCGGGGATCGTATCATAATCATTTTCCGTATAGCTTGTTTTCTTATACTTTGCGATATACTGCTTCATGGCCGTCTTTTTTGCTTGCTCAAGCCCCTCATCGTCATCCAGGTAATTTTCAAAGGCGTAGTTATTATTCATACATATCGGCTG